GCAAGACCTGTTGCTGTGGTGGTTGGGTATCTTACGATGGTCGCATTAAGACTAGCGAGAGCAGTAATACGATATTTCTGACCGTCAGCTTCTTGTAGATAGATAATATCACCTACAGAGAACCCTGTAGCTGAAGTCAATGCAACGACTGTTTCACCAGCTGGTTCAGTAGCAGATGTTGTTGTTTTTGTTGTTTCTGAGAAACCAGCAGCAGTGCTACACATTTCAACACGCAAACTGTTACCCCAACTACCAGCACTTCGAGCAGCGAAAACGCCCACATTAGCAGAACCATCGTCATAAGGACCTGTGGATCCATCACCATCTGTGTAGTGCTTATTATTTTTGATTAGAATTGCTGTACCACTGACACAAGCATTAACCGCACTAGTTGTCTCAATTCTAACGACCTTTAATGTATTACTATACATCAAGAAAGACGCAGCACTATACCAATATTGATGGTTTGTTGTATTTGGTTTCCCAAAAATATTTACCAATTGCTGCTCACTTGAAATGGTCACTACCTGATCTACAGGACCCTTTTCTGCAATGATAGCAATACCACCAATACTAGTAGGTTCATTCCTAACAGAAGTCGTTAGGTCTTTCTCTTTAATAGCAATACCAGGTGAAACTAGATCAACCATTTTTCTATTTCTCCTTGGTTATTATTGTTTTACAACCATAACAAAGATTATACCTCAATTTTTTGTTGTTACAGTTATTTAGTTTTTTTGGGTTCTCTAAATAAACATCTGTCTCCTTATCAAACTAAACCGACTAAATAATAAGGAGACTAATGTTTATGAAAGGCATCTATGTAATAAAAAATAACGATGACGAACCTGTGTATGTGGGTAAGGCAGTCAACATCTACAATAGGTGGGGAGACCATCTATCTAACTACCCTTATAACGAATACAAGTATGAAGTATTGGAGATAGTTGAAGGTAGATTAAACGAAAGAGAACAATATTGGATAGACGAAATGAATACACTACTAAACGGAGATAACAAAGTAAGAGCAGTCAGGGTTGTAGAAACCAGACAAAGACCCAACCCCGAAAACTTACCCCCGATATTAAAAACAGGATATCCAAGAAAACGAGTGTTAGATTTACTTAAAACATTTGACGGAGATAGTTGTAGTGTCTGTGGTGATCCAACGACACGATACCTCACTTGGTATCCATATCACAATAAGATTACATCACTCCTTTATCGTTACGGTACAAGGACCCCAGAAAGAAAAGAAGCACTAGACCTGATAGATGAATGTAGACCAGTGTGTCATCACTGCATTATTGATAAAGAATGGGGAGAAGAAAAGGCTCCTTTCTAACTCCAATCGGGATAATTCTTTACAGGCCGCCAGTAGTCACCATCGGTATCTACAAAGGGAGCTAAGTCATCTCCATAATGTACACCATCATCAATAAACCCAAACGGTGCCATATCTGCTTCAATAACATCCTTCTGACTATCAAATAGTTGTTTACGAATATCATCATCTGTTAGCTCTTTAAAATACTGTTGGTCAGTCAACCACGCAAAGAATACCAGACACATCATCAAGTCATCTGTTCCACCATCTTCAGCCTCAAAGGATTGCCCCTTCTGAATGAATGTACTCATCTCCACGACGATATCGAAGTCGGGGATATGTAACTTGTCACCCTCGACTAGTTGTTTCAATGTAGAGCATCCTATACGCTTTAACGACTTGGTTGTACGGATACCCAGATCACTTTCCCCATCACCGAATCCACTACTGACTATCTGACCAAGACGACCTTTGACTTGTGACTGTATGATATTCTCGTATGCCATGTCGTGGTGTAATGCATCTGCCACCTGTCCACCAATGTCGTTAATCTCTACTAGAATGTGAGCATCGTTGTATGTCTTTGCCGCACGATAGATAATGTCTGGAAAGATAAGAGGTTTGATTTCATTACTACGATATTTTGCTACTACTCTATAGGGTATGGTTGTAATGTCTACTACAACAAATGCTGAATAGTCGTTTGATGAACCACGAGCAACGTCAACAGTAATACAATACTGATTTTCTTTCTTAGGTCTTTCCCAAACATCAAACCCAGCACTTCTTTCCATTGGGTCTATGTGTGGTATCGTTTGTATCTTTGTGGGTGATATTAAAGTATCAACACTACCCAAGAAGGAACATTCAAATTCTTGTAGAAACTGTTGTTCACTTGTATTCTTAATCGTTTGTTCTTTCCAGGCCTCATCTCTACCAGGCACTTCCGACCAATGCACTTCGATTGGTTTAAACTCATTAGTGCCGTTCTCTGCCTCTGTCCACATCTTGTAAAACATATTCATACCGTGTGGTGTAGAGATAATCATTACCTTTGATTTCTGACCAGATGAGATTGTAGGATACACAGAAGAAAAGAATGCCTCTGCGATGTTTGATGGAATAAACGCAAACTCGTCAAGGAAAATAATGTTGTATGAACCACCACGAATGGCAGATGCTGATGTTGATGCTGCAAGTATCTTAGAACCATTCTCTAACTCTAACGACCCTTTGTTCCAGTTCATCACACCCATCTGTAACCAACTAGGTAGATGTTCGTATGCTAACTGCAATCTAGATAACAAGTCTCTTGCCGTAGATGCCTTGTTAGCAAGAATAGCAACATTTACATTATCATTAAAAATGATGTAATGTATTAGATAAGATAAAACAACCGTAGACTTACCAGACTGTCGTGGTAGTTTGCAGATTGTAAAACGCTCTTCGTGAAATGTTTTTACAATCTCCTGTTGAAAAGGATACATATTAAAAGGTATAAGACCCTCATCAATACTTACGATATTGACATACTTCTCAATAAAGTAAATGGGGTCTTGAGAACACTTGATAAATTCTTTAATCTGTTCTTGTGTAAACTCTTGGCGAACTAGAGCAGATTTTAGATTAGGGTTGCCTTTATAAGTTTCAACCATCTTTATTCTTCAGCAGTGATTGTAGTTCTTTAGTAGAACCTACGAATAGAGCATTGGTAACATGACTAGGACCTTTATCGGGAACCTCTTTTAGTTTCTGCATCTTCTCTTGTAAGTCTGCCAATCGTTCCGTCACTTCTGAAACTGTTTTGATAAGTTGCCCTGCGACTTCATAGGTTCGTGGGTGTTCTTGTTCTTTTGCAAGATCAAGTATACCAGTAATAGCATCCTGACCACGCTCAATGAGATTGTAGAAGTTTTCCCGACTATACTTGTAGTCTATGTCGATTTCATCCAAACCCTCCTTAGGCATCATCACAGACGTACCTGGCAGTGGTTTTGGATCAATTATATCTTGTTTGATGTCTTGTTGTATTCCCAAGGCATCACTAATCGCTTCGTCAATTCTACTCATACAACTATTTATTAAGTCGGTATTGTAATCAACTCACTACACTCAACTGTAGGTAGTGTAAAGTTTCCGACAGCCGAATATATGTAGAGATAATTATCACTAGATCAAAGAGTAACTTTGCGATATCGTCTGAATAATCTGCCATTTACACCCATTCCGATGTTGATTCGTTGAATCCAAAGTTATCATCATCATCACCCGTACCAGTGACCTGAACTGTAAATCGTTGGACTCTGGTAGGTGCAGCTGCCGGTAGATCAGTGTATGTATCGGCTGATACCTTTGTGATTGGTTTGGCAGTTGTAACAGGACCGTAGACGTATGACTTAGCAGTAAACGATAATGTGTAAATGATTGCTCGTCTTGTTGTAAAATCACCTTCGTATGTATCTTCGTACCCAACACTGTTGAGTACAAAAGGAACATCACGAACAATGTCCATGTCAGGAACTTCTTTTATCGACACAGTATACTCCGGTTGAAAGAATGGGAGTATCTGTTCGATGATCTGAATACCATCATCACTATTCTTTGCCATAACAAATAACTCAAAATTCATATTATAAGGCACAGGTGTATACTGAGTAGACATCTGTTTCAGCTTCTTATCGGTAGTATTAGAAACTTTTTTCTGCCTTATAGTTCTATTTAGTTTTCTTGTAGAGTCATAATCAAACGACTGAATCTCAAACCCAATACGAGGCAAAGTCAATGCGACCTGTTGTGTGGCCCCAGGATCTTGTGTAAGTCGTGTGATAAACTTCTGCTTTGGTCCATAGGCCAAAGGAACTTTCATAGTTTGTACTGTACTTCCAGAACTATCTTTTCTTGTGATTTGAATGTCATTGAATAAACTACCAAAAGCAATGATAGTCTTTCTCAGACTTTCGTTGTAAAAATATTGTCCTAACATTTATATACTCTCCGCTGGTTCACCAAAAGGATTCTTCTCTGTGAAATCTAACACTGGGTCTGTAGAACTTGTAATCGCATCTTCAATCCAATCATTGTCTGCCAACGGATCAGATGTAGTAATCTCATATTCTTCATTGATGATGAAGAAGGAGTATTTCGATGTTGATTCTTCTGTCATTATAGAACCAAACCCAGTTTCAGTTTCACCTATAAGAACACCGGTGCCACCATCTGTGGCCGTTTCAAGTTCGACAGTACCAGTACCGTATAGGTTAGTACCTCGTTCAAGTTCGATATTCTCAACATAGTTTGTAGTTGCTCCCTGTTCAGAAAGGAACTGCCATTGTAATGCATCGCCTGTGTTATCAGTTTCAATGTTATCAATAGCATCAATGCCTGTGTCAATTCTCTCATCGGAGTATTCAACAGTACGGCAATAAAGTTTGTAGACCGGTAGATTATCTATCTGATAGAATGGGTCATCTATATCTACAAAACTAATCTCAAATAAACGCCTAACATTAGGCATATAAATCCAATCACCTTCTCCAGGTCTAACGGAAGTAATCAGATTGGCGTCGTGTGCAATTAGGTCTAACCAACGCCGACGAGCAATAACAAAAGTTGTTTCATCTCGTATTTCTAAACCAAATCGGGTTACTAGTTCTTTCTCACCCTCATAACCTTCGGCGGTCTCCATGTACATCTCCAACATATATGCGTCATTGAAGGAACTCAATGGGTCTTCCCCAAAGAGTTGGTCTTTGTTTACTAACTTGCGTGGGAGATAGAAGCAGTCGTGTCCGTATATCTTTAAAGCTTCTATGACTAAATCTTCGTAGAGGTATTGTTCCGAGATAGTGCCCTTAGAGAAGTAGTGATTAGTTGGCACGCCGGTTCTCCCAGTATTTTGTCATTGCCAAACCTATCTTGCGTTTGTGCTCTGTCGATTTTGGTCCGGTGTTCATACCCTTTCTATTCTCCGACATAATCTTGATAGATGTTTTCTTATGCCGTTTGCCGAACATAGGGTTCTTCTCACCCTTTACATCAGCGTGATTCTTACTGATGTTTGCTCTTGCTTTCGCATCGTGACCTAAACGATTTCTCTCAGCAAGGCCTGGATTTTTCTTACCATACCAATATGCTGATGTATCTTTACCATCTTTATCATAGACACCCCAACCTTCTTGTTGGAGTTTCCAAGCATAAGGTCTACCTATCTTACCGATGTCCTTTGGGTTGAAATCACCATACATAACTCTACCCAATATCCATAAGGAGGGGTTCTTCCCAAGTAAGTTTACTTTCTTCTTCAAGTTTTTCTATTTCAGCAAGTGCTGCTTCATAGATAGCACCACCGTTCATCGTGACACCACCCAACATCGTGACACCATTGAACTTCATTAGATTCTCACCCCACTGCCTTTTGATTAGAGCAGTAGAGTACTTCTTTAACCAAAGGTCATTATAAATGTCTGTCCAAGTTGTTGGATCTAGTTTGCGATAACATTCAATGATGATGTATTCACCAACTTCGATATCGTCACCCCAATCCATATTGATATACAAACGATTCTGATGTACGTTATACTGAATGGGTTTCTCACCGATTAGAATCATATCTAATAGGTCGAGTTGCCACATCGTCATTTGATAATGAATAACAGATTCAGATGAGAAGTCATAGAGATCATTGAGGCGTAACTGATAACGAATATCAAACATATTCAGATTACCACGATCACTAAAAGGCAATACTCTTAGAACACTTTGAACTGACTCTGGCATAGGTAAGTATGCCTGACCAGTTGACCAACTTATCTGATGTACACTTGTTACTGCAACGCCAGAGTCGTGGTTAGTTGTAAGTGCAGCAGTAGTCAATACATTACCTGTCTTGGCTGTGTATGCAACTGTTTCTTCTGCGTTAGTACCGTCAGCAGCAATCTTGATAGTACCTGTTGCTGGAAACTGTGAAGCATTTGCAAGTGTAACAGATGTGTTTCCAGCAGTCAACGCACCATTCACTGTTGATGTTAGTTGATTACCGTCTGTAGCAGTTTCTGTCTCGTTTACATTTGCACGATCTACATCTGCTTGAGTTATCTTATGTTTTAAATAAACACGCTGCATACCATTATACTGGAAAGTATAAAAGTATTGTAGAGCTTCATCTATACGGTCATCGCATTGATCTTCGTCAATGTTGATATCAATAACCGGGTAACCGAGTTTCCTTTTACACCAAGTCTTTAGGGTTGCCTTTGAGTTGGGTATTGCCATAACTTATCCTAGGGCTATCGCCATTACAACAGCTTTTGATGTTGCAGTTGATTCCGAAACACCTTCATTAGCGACAGTAACAATGTTATTACTAGCGTCACGCATATAAATCTTCTTGTCTGCCGTATTGACAGCAAGTTCGCCTTCCACAAGGTCACTTGTGGTAGGAGTACTACTTAAAGTGTGTGACCGTTTCGGTAATATTGCAACTGCCATTTAGAAAGTTCCACCGTCCAGGGATGTTGCCCAAGAGATAGTATCAGTTGATGCTGTGTAGAAAGCTACACCATCGTTACTGCCTCCACCATCAAGTGCGGTTAGTGTATCTGCCGTGTTAGCAACAAGTAATGAACCTTTTGCTATTGCCGACAAGCCTGTGCCGCCGTATGCTACCGCAATATCTGTAGCAGCCCAAGTACCAGAAGCGATTGTGCCTGTTGTTACCAGAGCACTATCACCAGTATATGATGTGGCATCTGATAAGTCAAATGCTGGTGTTGAATCGGAAGAACCAAGTGACACAGTTACACCACCAAAAGATAGTGACGAATTGGCCAAAGAACCATTAGCGATATTAGATAATGTATTCGTTGAACCACTTATTGTTTTGTTTGTTAGTGTATCTGTAGTAGCTTGGCCAACTAGTGTATCTGCAGCTGCCGGTAATGTAATTGTTACATCAGCCGTTGACGCAGGACCAATAAGAGTTACTTTGTTTGTACCATTATCTGAATCTTCAAAGAACTCTAGAAAACCAGCACTTGTCGATCCATTCTTTAGTGCAACTCCACCTGTATTTGTTATAACACCAACAGCAAGTGTTCCAACACCAGACATATTACCTGAGTCGTCTACTATTACTACACCATTCTGTATTACTGTTCCAGAAGTACTATCAAATCTTGCGAGAGCATTGTCTGTCGCAGAACCAGGACCTACCACATCGCCTGCACCGGCCGGGGCTGCCCATGTACCATCGCCTCTCCAGAATGTTGTACTTGAAGCAGCATTACCACCGTTGAGTCTTGCGACTGCCAAGTTACCAGTAGCATAGCTACTCAAGTCAATCGCTGTTGCAGTCCATTCACCAGTAGTGACTGTACCCAATGATACGATACTTGTACCACCAGCATATGTGGTAGCAACTTGAATGTCGTTTGCGTTGACTGTGATGCCTGTACCAGCACCTACATCCATTGTGTTGCCAGTCTTTGTTAAACCAGCACCAGCTGTTATCTGCCCAGCACCAGAGAACTGGTCAAAGGCGATTGCGGTAGTACCTACTGTGATAGTACCGTTCGTGGTCATCACATAACCGTTATCTGCGTTTGCGGTTCCCTGCTGAACAAAGAAGAATGTACCGTCTGATATTTCTGCACTGGTGTCGTAGTCTGTTGCTCTTGTAAGAACAAACACTGCTGACGCACCACCTGTTGCGGTAACTGTGTATACACCGTTCTGCAATCCTGAAGCCTGATCTTTGACCAGAATACGGTCACTGGTTGAAGGTGATGCACCATCAACCGTTAAAGCACCGTTAGCGTTAGCCGTTAGTGTAGCACCTACACCCGATGTACCGTTAGCATAAGTAACGGCCGCCAGTGCTGCTGTTGTTGCATACAAACAAGCACCCTTTACGTCTAGTCCAGATGATGTGGCATCTACATATGCCTTTGTTGCAGCGTCTTGTGCCTGAGTAGGATCAGTTACGTTTCTGATAATAGAAGTGTTTACATCAACTACACCAGAACCGTTGGGGTCTATGACTACATCGCCGTTTGAATCTGTAGATGAAATAGTGTTACCGTTGATATTGATGTTATCAACATTCCAAGTATCAACTTTGCTGTTTGTGTCTACAACGACCGCAGATGATGCTGTTAATGTACCGTGAGCGTGATCCAACATATCGGTGAAATACTTACCACCGATAACATCAATGTGATCTGCCTCGCCTGCTGTCTCTGTTCCGGCACCAACATACAAACGATAACCACCGTTTGCCTGTGTACCTGCTGCCTGAGTATAACCTAACTCGCCGTTACCCAGAGCAGTAGGGGCAGTACTTCCCGTACTCTTTTTGATTTTGATTACTGTTGCCATTTTTTATTTTCCTAAAAGTTTCCGCCGGATACATAATTTGTACCTGTTAAAGAAATATCTGTTGTGACTTTAAATTTATTTGCTGATGCTTCATACATTAGTACAGAACCATCTTCAAGAGTTGTAGCATCAACATCGGTTAAATTTTTAAGCGTAGACATACCGGGAACATTTTGTTTAGTAACAACGATAGTGTTGTTTGTGTTTACTTTCGCTTTAATTACCATTATCTATTTCCTATGATCGGGTTACACTTGGGTTTACTGTGACTACACCTTCAACAACTCTGGTTTTTGTACCACCAGTTGATGTTATGACCATATCCCACAGATAACGACCTCGGTCAAGTGCCTCAGTTTGAACGTCTGTAAGAGATATATTTACATTTCCATCAGTAGCAGGAGATGCTACTGAACAGAGAAAATCGGTGCTCGAACTAGAAGCAAAGTTTTTTCTTAATGAAGCGGTTGCTGTATAGCCTGTTAAATCAAATGTTGTTTCTGTTCCGTCAGAAGCTACACTATTTATTGTAACAGTAGATGAATAATCAGCGGCTGCATCAATGTTTAAATTAGATATCGTTGCCAAAATTTAACTCCAAATTCATTGTTACTACTATTTATAACAATTTGGAGTTTAGTTTGGTATACGTTTAAAAGCCTTTTCACAGCTTCGGGTTTTTCAGCCACTTCTTTTTGAGTTTGGCGATACTGGTCATGGCCGGTTTCTGATGACAGGTCATCACTTCGGATACTTCGCCTTCACCGCCTGACGCACTGCCTCAAGCGCAGTCACAGATGCCATGCGTTCTTCGACTACACCTTCCCACAGGGCGACGATGAGTTCGTCTAGGGATGGGTATTCGGCTTTGCGATCCCGCTGGTATTGGGCGGCGGCGTATTCGGCTTGCCATTCAGCGTGAGCCGCTTCGATCTCTGCTTCAGTGGGTTGAGGGGATGCACTATTCCACTTTGCGATGTATGCGCCATTTCCGTCGCTATCGTCTTGTAGGATGAAGTCGATCTCCGGCATGAAGCCTAATTTTTTCAAACCTTGTGATGTGACCATTATTAGACCCCTATCAATTTGAAGCCAGCAAAAAACGTATATGCGGCTTCGACGCTACGACTTTCAGTTTCGTCGTGATAAGTCCAAAGTTCCACATAATCAGCCGCACTCAATTCGAGAATGGACGATGCAACGACATTGATATATTTATTGGTGGTTGGTGAGTATTCCCATGTGTAACCCCGATCTTCGCGGCTACCGTTTTTGTATAACGCAATCGAGACTTGCTCTCCATTATCGATCCCGGTATTTGTTGCGCCATAGTGAAAGCAATATTTCCCACCTTCACCGCTTGGCACTGTAAACCGATAATTTGTTGTTGCGTCAAATGCACTGTCCGAATCCCAAAGTTCGCTTTGCAGGCTAACCTTTGTCCAAGTTGATGCGCTTACGGCTGTGTTTGAACTCGGATATGCGTAAAAACTTGGAGTATTGTCACCACCGAAACCAGTAGCAGTTCCACTGTTCGTGATCGTCGCGCCTGATGCAATATCTAGCGTCGCCCCTGACGGTACGGTAAACGTGTCACCGCTATCGCCAAGTTGTAAGGAGGTGACTCGCGGGGAGAGTTTTTCTGTTTTAACTTCGCTCATTTCGGGTATGCGTCCTTCACTGCTTCAATGTGGTCAAGCCATGTTCTGCTTCCGTTCACCGAATCCCAATACTGCATATCCAGTTGGTCAGCGATGGAGGCGTATGCTTCGGCTCTCGCTCTGGCGTAGGCTTTGGAGTCGTATTCGGCTTGTAGTCTTGCGACTTCTGCATCGACAAGCGATTGAGTAATTGCGACTGAATTTCCGTCAGCGTCGAAGCATCCCGCAGTGTCATCAATGCGAACCACGTTTGGATGAGTGTTATATATTGCTTGATGGTTCATCCTGCAATCTCCATTGCTGTTATCGTTGACGCTCCTCGACTGTAGCCACTATTGTCAGCAGAATTTTCACTTTCGTTTATGTATGCAGAGTAACTGCTGCTACTTGACTTATAAACAATTTTGTATGTGATCGCGGAAGTGGAGCTTGGCGAGTCGAGATAAACCACGGGTACTGCTGTTCCTTGATAGGCAGAATAAACATAAAGCCATCCGGAAGAGGCTCTATTTTTGCTTCCGCTTGTATCGCCTAAAATAATCGCCGTACTATCTCGCCATAATTGAGAAGTGACATTACTAACCGAGCCTCCGCTTAAAACTGGATTAGCAATTACAAGCACTTTCGATGATGTTGCGGATGGGGTTATCGACACTTCAAGACCTGTCGTGACGTATGAGGTACTGTTAGTCGATCCTCCGTCTGTCTTGACTGCTTGAACCACTTGCAACACCTTCCCCGTCGTAAGCCCTGATACAGTTGCTCCTGTTGTATCTAGTGTCGCCCCTGATGCAATGTCCAGAGTCGTGCCGGATGGGATCGAAACCGTCGAGCCAGTCGCGGCTGAGATGGAGTTTGTTTTTAAAAGACTGCTCACTTTGGATACCTCGCTTTGATCTCTGCGCGTTTGGCTTGCAATGCGTTAAGGTCATCGTCAAGGATCGCGTGGACACATTCTTCGATTGAGGGGTATTCGGCTTGTCGGTCACGTTGGTATTGGGTGGCGTCCTGTTCGGCTTGCCATTCGGCGTGGGCGGTTTCAATTTCGGCTTCGGTGGGTTGAGGGGATGCGCTGTTCCACTGAGCGATGTATGCGCCGTTACCGTCAGAGTCATTTTGCAGAATAAAATCTGATTCGGAAAAACCTAATTTAATTAATGCTTGGTAACTCATAATAATTTAAACCCCCCAAATACCGGAGTTTTGACTGTTTGATCTGAAGTTTCATGTTTAGCGGTAATGTTGCCGCTGTCCGCTCGATTAGCATAAAAATAAATTTCAAGGTAATCGGAAACAGCCAAATCTAAAACCGAATGAATACAAAAATGAATCCTTTCGTGCGCGTGTGAGTTACCAAACGCATGGTGATTGGCGCGGTATGCCGACCCATTCTTATAGATCGCAATCATCCCTCTTGCTAATGAACTGCTCCCATCAAGATAAATTGTTGAGTAAATAAAATACTTTCCATTTTCACCAGATGGAACAGTAAACCTATAGTTTGTTGCTGGATCGTAAGCACTGTCGGAGTCAAAAACTTCCGAATCAAATACAACTTTTGCCCAAACATTTGTTCCAACAGAGGACATATTTGCTGACATCGTGGCTTCAAAAACTGGAGTGTTATCACCACCAAACCCCGTCGCAGTTCCGCTGTTCGTGATCGTCGCGCCTGACGCTACTGTAAGAGTTGCTCCAGAAGGAACTGTTACGGTGTCACCCGATGCTCCTAAAGTGAGAGTTGTGGATGCGCCTTCTGGCTCGACTGTGTTGACGTTAAGTTTGCTCATACGATGACCCAAGTTGATCCGCTAGGGATGGTTACAACCGCA